CGCCGGCCGGAGAGTTGTGCCGACCGGAATAAATACCGGTATATGAGATTCTCATCTTTGCCGACTACAATCTCGACCAGCAATGAATCGCCTTCTCTAACAGCATCCGGCTTGACCCTGTGCGGCATCCTCTCACCTTCACTGCGGCGTCTGCGAAGTACGATGCGTTCTTTCACGATACTCATCGGGAATGGAATTTACTTAATCTTCTCCAGAAAGCTTTTTGCCGGCTTGAATGCCGGGATATTGTGAGCCGGAATAACGATCGTCGTGTTTTTCGAGATATTCCGGGCCACCTTCTTGGCTCTACGCTTGATAATGAAACTGCCGAATCCGCGGAGAAATACCTCCTCGCCATTAATCATGGAGTTTCGGATACTCTCCATCATCCCTTCCACTATCTGCAGGACAACCTGTTTCTCCACACCGGTCTTTTCTGCAATCTCACGTACAATTTCTGCTTTCGTCATGATTTAATATAAATTTTATAATTGATATTCAAACCGTACTGCAAAGATAATACAATATAAACATTCTCAAATCACTGTCTCTACTCTTTCGATACAAACCGTATCGAAATATGGAATTAACACTCAGACGAAAATTCAAAGGTCCGACCTACACCATCGGTGACCTTGGCATAGACGGCAAATTTTTCTGTAACACCATTGAGGACACCGTAAGGGAACTCCCGGCAACCTGCCCCGATACTCCTCGCGGCCGTTCCTGCACCTGCAAGGAAAAAGTCTATGCCCGGACAGCCATTCCGGCCGGCAAGTACAGAATCACGCTCGAATACAGTCCACGGTTTAAACGCCGGATGCCCTACCTGCACGACGTCCCGCATTTCCTCGGCATTCTGATCCATTCAGGAAACACGGAGACGGATTCCGCGGGCTGCATCATCGTCGGCGAGAATACGGTCAAGGGCAAGGTGCTGAACTCGCGCGCGACCTTCCAACGGCTATACGCCCTGCTCGAAAAAGAGAAAGAGATAACTATCCGAATCGGGTAAGAAATGGCTGTCAACAAACTCAAAACGCCCAGAAATCTCCGTATCGATTTCTCTCCCTCGCCACGGCAATACGAACTGTGGAAACTTCTGCAACCGAACTATTGTCCTCACTGCGGCGGCGAAATCGAACAGGTACTCGTGGGTTATGACCCGCAACGAAACCCGCAATACCGGCCGCGGTGCGTAAAATGTCATTCACAGAACCTTCCGCAGTTGATACTGGGTGGCGGAGCGGCGGGCGGGGGAAAAGCGGCACCTTTGGACTCAACGATATGTACTCCTTTCGGATTCCGTAAAGTCCGGGACTTGAAGGTCGGCGACATCATATCCTCCGCCACGACCGGAGGACAGCAACGGGTTATCCGGCTGCATCCTGTCGAGGAACACGATTACTACCGTATCCACTTCATTGACGGCACGTATTTCGACTGTTCTTCCGGGCACTTGTGGCAACTGCATCAAAGCCGTAAAAGAACGAAACGGAAGGATGCGGACGGCAACCGGAACGACCGGAGAATTTGGAGTACCCGGATGATTTACGATTGGATGCAGCGTAAGAAGCACGGGATGTACACGGGATACAACTTGATGATTCCCCTGTGTGCCCCGGTACAATTCACTTCCGGAAAGCGGTACAAACAGCCTAAACATATATCCCCTTATATCCTCGGGGCCATTCTTGGAGACGGGTGCATCACGGAATCCGTGACAGCAGTCAACTCCGTACAGTTCATAACGATGGATGATGAAATAGTCCAAAGATTCGTGTCCGCCGGGTACGATATGAATCATTCCCGGGAAAAGAGCGGGAACAGGGCCAAAAGCTATACGGTTTACGACCGCAGCTTGGTGGAAGCGTTAAGAGAGCTTGGATTGGAAGGGTGCGCTTCTGCAGACAAGTTCATTCCCCGGCAATATAAATACGCCACGGTTGAAGAGCGCAAGCAGCTTGTTCAGGGATTGATGGACACCGCCGGGTATGTCGATGAAAAAGGGCACATGTCTTATAGCTCGGCAAGCAGCAGGTTGGCAGAGGATGTGGCGTTTATCATCCGTTCTTTGGGGGGCATAGCGACAATCAAAAGGAACTCTGCCGGATACAAGGACGGGAATGGCGATTTCATCCAATGCAGGGACAGTTACGGCGTGTACTTCCGTACTTATATGAATCCGGAACTGGTCGGCCTGTCAAGAAAAAAAATACGATGCCGCTATGAATTTAACGGGGGTGCATCGGAGCCCGGGAAAAGAATCACCGATATTGAATACATCGGGAAACGGCAAGGACGCTGCATAACGGTTGACGAGCCGTGCGGACTTTATGTCGCCGACAACTTCACGGTAACGCACAACTCCTTCATCGGCAGCGTGTGGCTCGTGTCGTCTTGCATCCGGTTCGAGAATATCCGTGCTGTGGTTGCCCGTAAGACTTTGAAGTCGCTCAAAGAATCGACATGGAACACCATCAAGTCGATTCTCAAGGATTGGGGACTGAAAGAAGATATCAATTATAAAATCAACAACCTCGAAGGCACATTGACTTTCTGGAACGACTCGGTTATCATCATGAAGGAGATGGCCGACATCCCCAGCGACCCCAACTTCGAGCGGTTCGGTTCCTCGGAATATACCATCGCCATGGTGGACGAGGTCTCGGAAATCTCCGAACGGGCCGTCGAGGTGCTGTTCTCCCGTCTTCGCTGGCGCACGCACGAGACGTTCAAGACGCCACGTATGCTACTGACCACCAACCCGACCATAAACTGGGTCCGGGCCCGGTTTGTACAAGATGAGAACGGTGAGAGAGTGGTATGCCGTGAGGGTGAAGCGTACATTCCGTTCAGCGTTTTCGACAACCCGAACATCGCTTTCCGACAGGTGTACGAGGCTGCCCTGAACAAGATCCGTGATCAGGCTACCAAGGAGAGGTTGTTGTACGGGAACTGGGATTTTGTCGAAGCGAACGATATGGCGATCTACAACCGGTTTGACGGTACGAAACACCTTGTCACGGGACTCAAGGAGAAGGTTTACGATCCCACCAGGCCGCTCATCACCGTCTGGGACTTCAACGTGGCCCCGCAGATGTCCGTCCTGTCGGCGCAGGTAGACTATGACAACAAACGGGTCTACATCCTGGAAGAGATACTCGGCAAACCGGAAGAAAAGGAAAACAATACTCCTGCATTGGCCCGCAAGGTACGCATGAAACTCTACCGGGACAAACATATCGGAGGAGTCGACGTGACGGGCGACCCGGCAGGTCTGCAACGCTCCACGACCAACGAGGACGGCATCAACAACTACACGATTATCATCGATACGTTCGGTAAAGGTATCCTGCGGCCGAAGGTGAAGCTGTTGCGCAAGCAACCGCCGCAGGCGACACGCTGCGAGTTTGTCAATGAGGTATTCGACGGCTATAACGGCTGGGAGATTCAGATCGACATCAAGTGCCGCAAGCTCACGCAGGACCTGATTTACCAGCTCCGCAACGAGGATGGCACCAAGTCCAAGCGGAAGACGACCGACCCGAAGACCGGTGTGAAGTACGAGCGCTACGGCCATCTGTCCGATTGTCTGGACTATCTGCTCTGCTACTATCTGCGTGACAGTTGGTACAAGTTCAAAAGCGGTGATGCGAACGGTTATGTCGTGTCGACCTCGGTCATTCAGGAAGGATTTTCATACTAAATAATGAAGCGAAAATATGTATCGACGGTTTCTCAATAACAACGATTACTTGGGCATCATCACGCCCGAAGCACTCGCGCAGCTTACCCGTGGCAACGACGATCGCTTTGCCCAGGCGGAAGAGGCGGCCGAGATATCGGTCGTGGAATACCTCTCGGAGAACTACGAAATCGAGAGTGAATTGGCAAAAGGAAAGTATATCGCCGACTACGACCGACGTATCACCTATCCCGTGGGTGTGCATATCTACTTCGAAGGACAAATCCATGAAGTCATCCGTTCCATCAGCGGCTACCGCAAACCTGCAACAAAGGTTTTCTGGGAGGAGTGCATCGATACCAATATCGATATGGAGCAGGTGGCGAACTATTCCCAGTTCAAAACCTATTATCCGGACGACAAGGTAAACTTCAACGGGGTTATTTACAGTTGTCTTGCGGAGAACGGCTACAAGTTCGACGATATACGCATTCCGATGGTTGGCGGCTGGCTGAAGGCAACGGCCGAACCGTGGCAGCCGGTGGAATATCCATTGTGGGGCATCGTCGAATACGACGGGGCTTTTTATACGCTATTGACATGCGAGGGTTTCGACAACAGCATCGACCCGTTCACTTCCGATTGCTGGGGTGCCATTGCTGACTATGATCCAGTATACAATGAATACGAGTTGTCGGAGCATGAATATGTCGTATGCGATGGACACGTATTCTATCCCGAAACGGATGTGAATGCCGACGTTCCGCAAGTCGGACGGAATTTGTCCCCACACGATCCTCGCAATTATAATCTCAAAAAGCACATGGTGCGTCTGGCTCTTTACGAACTGACGAAGCTGATTGCCCCGAACAACGTGAGTGTGGTACGTATGCGGGACTACGAAGATTCGATGAAGTGGCTCAACGATGCCGCCAAACTGCGGCTCAATCCCCAAATTCCCCGCAAACTCGATGAAACGAAAAGACCGGTCACCGACTGGCAACTGGCTACTTTCCAAACAGACTATGATCCCTATCGAAATCCGTGGCTGGTATAAGAATTCTCTGTCATTGCGAATCTTCGGTTTGAATACCGGAATCTTGGTCATGGATTCCGGCATCGTCGGCTTTTGTAGTCCCAATAGGAGAGGTTACATGATATCCTTATCTGCCGGTATCGTGCGTGGTTTTAATAAACTTTCCGCCCCAAAAGTTTGTCAGCCCAAAGTTTATTCGTAATTTTGCCATGCATATCGTTTGCCGAAGTCCGATATGGGCTTGTGGGCGGGGATGCATACATAATAAAAACGTTTATCTACGCTTATTCTTGACCTATAGGAATCTCGCAAATTCTTTCATTGGAGTCGGGAATGAAGCAACGGTAGATGTCTTTCGGGTATGATATTTTGTGTCAGAGATGGCTATAAGACTACCTCTGTACTTATCATACAGCGTGAGGCTTCGGCGTTGCTCTTTCTACTCCAATGGGCAATGCGAGAGCCTCTATAGGTAGATTGAGCGACTGATACAGGCTCTCACGCTTTTTTTGTTAACCTGTTGGATCGTGAGCCTTTCAACTAAATGAAGTAAAGTAAACTCTATATGTTCAAAAAACGATTGAATGGAGGAGTTATGTACGGTTTTGTTTGGCTCCTCTCGGCAGTGTTCCTCTCTTGTTCAGAAAAGGAATTGGACGTAACCGGCGGCAAGGAAATCACCACTTCTGTCACCGTGGAAGTTCCCGAAGTATTCAGGACACGCGCAGTTCCCGCCGTCTATCCAACG